CTGGCATTGAATTGAGCGGGTTGGTTGGCTTGTACCCGAGTAACGCCGGGGCTTCTGTCTAGTGAACAACGGGGGTCGATTCCCCGCTACCCGCACCGCTTAACATGGTTGAGAGAGAAAAAATGGAAGTGAAGATGACAGTTACGCCGCACATGCGGCAGATGTTTATGCATTGTGAAACCGTGACAATGGAAATACCGGAGCCTGAAGAGTTCAGGGTGATTGCAGGACATTATGAAACGGGCTATTCGGACGATGAAAACCAAACCTTTATCAGCGAACCCTGCACCATGGCAGAGGCGCTAAAGCTGTGGAAACAGCATAGCGATGAGGAGTTTTGCTTTGTTGAGCATCAGCCAACCGGTGCCCGGTTGCAGGTGGTGTTGCATGGCTAAATTCCAACTCACCCAGGGCTGTGCATTCGACTATCTGCACAGCCTGGCCGCTGAAAGCGTAGACTTGGTGTTTACCGACTACCCCTATGCATCGCTGGAAAAGCACCGTTCGGTAGGCACAACAACCCGGTTGTCGAACAGCAGCCAATCCTCTAATGAGTGGTTCGGCGTGATCGGCAATGACCGACTGCCTGATCTTATGGCCGCGCTGTACCGGGTGCTGAAGCCCAATACGCACTGTTACATGATGTGCGACCAGGAAACCATGTTTCACCTCAAGCCTGCCGGGGAACAAGCCGGGTTTAAATTCTGGAAAGGTGTGGTGTGGGATAAGGTTTGCATGGGGATGGGCTACCACTACCGCGCCCGCCATGAAATGGTGCTGTTTTTCGAAAAGGGTAAGCGGAAGCTGCGCAATCTGGGCATGCCCGATGTGATCGCAGAAAAACGCATCGTTAAGGGCTACCCCACCGAAAAGCCCCAGCCACTGATCGAGAGGTTTATCGAGAATAGCAGCCTGCCCGGTGAACTGGTGTTAGATCCATTTCACGGCTCAGGCTCGACGCTGGCGGCCGCACTGGCTACCGGACGCAATGCACTGGGTAACGACATATCAGATCGCGCTCACCAACACGCTGCGGCCCGCCTGCAGTTGCTGGGTGAGTCGTGCAACCGGCTGCTGAAACATGAGCAGCAACTAGCGCTGCTGGGGTGAGTGATGCCCAGACGTAAACGCCCCATCCGCCTGCTAACCGTTGGCAGCCAGTGTGCGGATAATTTTGCTGATCTGCTGAGCCTGATCCGCTGTGAAAGCTTCAACATGCGCGGTGCTTTGTATGACCACCTGGTGCGCGGCATGCCGGAACGGGACGCGGTAAGCATTAACGAGGTCACCCAATCCAACTTCAGCCGCAAGCTGGGACAGCTTGAAGATGCAGCGGCCACGGTAGAGCGGATGAAAGAGCGGGCCTTTGCTCACTGGAAAAATCAGTTAACTGATATAAAACAAAATCCATTAAGGGAAGCACTATGAAACCGATAGTACAAAGCCATAGCGATGAAACAGGCAAGGAACGGGTGTTTGTGACCCTGACTTTCAGAGGTGAAAAGTGCAGCCCACAAGAGTTGCAACAGTTATGGCGTGGCGTTAGAGAACGGATGCAGTTAAATTGACAATGGACCCACAAAAGATCTATCTTGAAAAGGCACTGGCAAAATCCAGTGCCGGAATTAGCACCCGAATAATCTACTGGAGCACAAACACGCTCCCTAATTAGCGTGTTTTTTGTGTCCAGCGTTCGCGCACCTGTTTTATGGTGGGGCGAGCGGGGCCACCTTCGGGTGGGCCGATTTCCAGTAGGTCGGTAGTGCTAACCCCGTTCGTCTCGCCACCTATGAGATTAGCACCTCTGGTGGTGAGTTAGATTTCTAACTACTGGAGGTCACTATGACCAATCTAACCATTCTCTCAAAACCGATCCGTCTGCAAGATGGCAGATATCTTCTAAATGATCTTCATAAAGCCGCAGGCAATCAAAGCAAGCACCGTCCCAGCTACTTTCTAGCTGGCCAGCAAATACAAGAGTTAATTGCGGAATTGGAAAAAGACGGAATTCCGGCTATTTACAAAAAGCAGCGAATTGGCACCTACGCCTGCAAAGAACTGGTTTACGCCTATGCGATGTGGATCAGCCCTAAATTCCACCTGCATGTGATCCGCGCCTTTGATGCGATGGTCTCCGCCATACCACAACCGGTGAAACAACTCCCCGCTGTTTCCAATGATGAAGACCAGAAGCACTTTAGAAGTATGTGTCACTATGTGGAGCTACTTAAAGAGAAAGAGGATTTAGCAGAGCAACGGCTTAGCGAGCTGGAACAGCTGCTGTTTAACCTGCAACATGAACAACGTGTTCGCAGAGATGTGATCCAGCACTTTGACCTGCACAAAGGCTTTTTAAGCCATCTACCCGGTGAAAGCGGCTCTGACCAGTTGATGGAAAAGTGGTGGGAGTGCGAACAGTGGCGCAATGTAGACCGCGATCAGTATTTGCTGCTTAGACTGCAATGGCGGGACGCAGCCCGTGGCTATTGCCATAAAAGGTTCAATTAACGTCGACATTGTAGGGTTATCAGGGTTATAAAAAGTTGCTTTTTAATTTGGTGGGGTTATAATAACCCCAAGTCGAAAAAACAGGAGGCGTAGTGAAAAGTGCAGACTTAATTAAGCTGCTTAAACGGAACGGTTGGGAGCTGGTCAGTGTCAGGGGGAGCCATCACAAGTTCAGACACCCAGACTTTGAAGACCCCATCATCGTTCCCCACCCCAAGAAAGATTTAAAAATTGGGTTGGTAAACAAGCTAAAGAAACAAGCGGGGCTGTAAGCCCCCCTTGATTGCACTGGTAACTGTGTCTATTCAAGTAAAAAGGAGCAAATATGTTGTATCCCATTGCAATTGAAACCGGTGACGCTGAACACGCATATGGCGTTGTTTTCCCCGATCTGCCTGGGTGCTTTTCAGCAGGTGATACCTTGGATGAAGCGTTAGCCAATGCCAAAGAAGCGGCTGAGTTTTATTTAGAAGATTTGGCCGACTGCGGCAGGCTCCCCCCTCAGGCTGGGGAGTTAACCGCATGGCAAAAAGATGAAGAGTATCAGGGCTGGGCATGGGCAGTTGTCGAGATCGATCTAGAGCCGTACTTAGGCAAGGCCGGAAAATTAAATGTGACGCTACCTAATCTGATTACAAAGAAAATTGATGATTTGGTGATGGTGCATCCTGAATACAAAAACCGATCTCATTTTCTGCAGGTAGCAGCGACACATGAGTTTAACCGAGTCGATGTTCATCACCTCTAAGCTAGCGGTAAAAGGAAGCGGCCCTATGCCGCTTCCACACTCAAATCAAACTCCAGCCTCAAACTATTCCCCACTTCGGGATCCCTTGCTACTGCATCCTGCAGTCCCAAAATCAGCGGCTTGGTTTCGTTCTTAAAATACACGGAATCGTACTTGGAGGGGTCGCCTAGTCCTGCAGTATTGGTGGGGATCATACCGCCCAGCCCTGCCGGGAATCGGTGCGCGTTAAACACATCCTGAGCCGACACCCCTTTGATATTCAGAAACTCGTCCTTGGATTCAAAGTTGCCCACTGGGATGATCTGGATCCCCTTCTCCTTGCCGTTGGGGATGTTCACAAACAGCGAGCGGAAGTTGCCAACCCCCTTTGATTGCTGGATTTTCTCCTTTAGCTCTTTCTCTACGTCTGCATCGAGGTTGGGATCGGTACTGTAGAGAATAAAGCCCATGTGCGCCCCGTTGATGAAATATTTGCGCCGGAACAGGGTAGCATCCTCATTCAGCAGTGCCGACTGCAGGCCGCCTAGGTAATCCGGGCAGCCGTAGACCTGTTGCACCGGGTCATACTGTTTAGCCCAGATGATGTCTTTGGCCCTGTAGCGTTTTAGCTGCTGCTCACGCTCCAATACCACCGCGCCGCCATCCAGCGTAGCGCGGGTGCGGTAGCTGGGAAGCGGGAACAGCCGCACAGGTTGGCGAAAGCCGTTGCGGATCTTCAGCAGCGCCACATCACCGAACTGGATCAGGTTGAGAAACCCCGCCTGCACCTGCTGGGCCGTCATGCCGCCGGAGATAAACCGGGCCGCAGCCATGTTAGCCCTGCTCTGTACGATGCCGCCGTGTTGCGCATTGCGCCGGGTTAGGTTGGCTAATAGCCCTCTATCGATCGGAGGCTCCCAGTATTGGTTGGTATCGTCATACCAGAGCGAGTCGTAATCGGTGAGCCACATATCGGGCATTACCTGCTCTGGCAGGCTGAAGGCTGTCATGCCGTTTTGAGAGGCCGTCATCGCCTCCTGTTCAGTTAGTTCTGGGTTGCCCATGTGGATTTCCTTTGATGTGCGTGGTTAAGGGGTTCGTTAATTACCGCGTGGGCAATCGCAAAGAATACGTCTGCGTGGCCGGTCACATTGTCACGGCCCGCTTTAAAGGTGATGTTGTCGCCACTGGCTGTGCTGCAGCGGCGAATGGAAAGGCAGCTCATGCCAATGTCTTTGTGCTCAGAGTCCCAGCTGATCCGGTTGCCCTCAATAACCTCAATCATTTTCAGCACCAGGCGGGTTTTACTGCCCACGCTGTAGTGAATGGCGGTGGCCTCTCTGGGGTAAAGGGTCTGCAGCAGATCATAGACCCCGGCACCAATGCCGGTGGTATCAACGCCGATATAACTTACGTTGTATTTTGCGTATATCTTCTGGATCTCGCTGACATGATGCTGAAAGTTCATTCCGCGCCAGTGGTGTTTCTCCAGCACCCGGAATTTCTCCCCCTTTTTCTCCGGGGGAGCAACCACAACCAGTGTCGCGTTATCGCGTGTGCGTGACGGATCGTAACCCAGCCATACCTCACGATTGCCGAACGGGCGCGGTTTGGCCGGTTTATGGTCCTGCCAGTGCGCAGCGTCTACAGCGCATCGCTCCAGGTCGGAGAACTTAAACACACTGGCCGCGTCATCCACGAAGATGCACAT